GCAGATCCATTTGATCGATATTTACAATAAACCTTTAAATCTTTATTTATATAAATAACTATGATTGAACATAACCGTATTATGAAAACTTATAAATAAACTCAATTTGAGAGGACACACACATGGCATTTCAAGTATCACCAGGCGTCCAAGTCAAAGAAATTGATGCAACAGGGGTAGTACCCGCAGTATCAACATCTATTGGTGGATTCGCTGGATCATTTAATTGGGGTCCCGTAGAAGAAGTTACATTGGTTAGTTCAGAAACTGAATTAGCTAGTATCTTTGGATCATCGGATTCTAGTACATACAAATACTTTCTAACTGCAGCATCATTCCTAAAGTATGGTAACGCATTGAAAGTAGTAAGAGCAACATCCACTTTGGCCGATAACGCCACATCAGATGGCTCAGGTCTATTAGTAAAAAATAGAGAACATTACCTAAACAGCTACGACAATGGAGCAACTGGCAAAGGAAGCTGGGTTGCAAAATATGCTGGAGCTTATGGTAGTAGTCTAAAAGTTGAAACTGTAACTGGCGGAATCGCTCAAAGCGCATTCGATAGCTGGGGATATTCAGGCAACTTTGATAGCAAGCCTTCAACCTCAGACCAAGCTGTAGCTCTTGGCCACGGATCAGCAAATGACGAAGTTCATATTGTAGTTATTGACGAAGATGGTCAATTTACTGGAACTGCTGGAACTGTTTTGGAAGCTTTTGCATTCGCTTCACAAGCGGTAGATGCTAAGAAAGCTGATGGAACTAGTGCTTACTATAGAGACGTAATCAACACACAATCTAGATACATTTGGGCTGGTGACGCACCAACTACTTGGACTCAAAGCGGAAATACTTTGGCTGTTCAAGGTGCAAGTGGTTATGCTGGAGATGCTGCTCCAGGAACAAGTTCACTATCCGGTGGAACTGATTCTGGTGCTGATGTTACTGCTGGTAATATTATTGCGGCATATGATCTATTAGCTGACGAAGAAACAATTGATGTTAACTTACTATTTGCATATCCTGACGCTAATGGCGCTAAGGTAATTGCTGATAAGTTAATCGCGATTTGTAATGCTAGAAAAGATTGTATGGCATTTGTATCACCACCTATTGATGATAGTGTTGGAACTGCAACACCTGCTGCTGATGTTAAAGTATGGGCTGATAGTCTTACTTCAACTTCATATGCATCATGTGATTCAGGCGCGGTATACGTATACGATAAGTATAACGATCAATATCGTTGGCTTGGAGCTGGCGGTCTTTGTGCTGGTCTTTGTGCTAATACCGATGATGTTGCAGATGCATGGTTCTCACCAGCTGGTGTAAATCGTGGCCAACTGTTAGGTGTAGTCAAATTGGCTTATAACCCTAAGAAAGCTGATAGAGATGCTCTTTATAAAGCAAGAGTTAATCCTTTAGTTTCTTTCCCAGGTCAAGGTACAATGTTATTCGGTGATAAGACTCTATTGTCTAAGCCCGGTGCATTTGATCGAATTAACGTGAGACGTTTGTTCATCGTATTGGAAAAAGCAATTAGTACAGCCGCTAAAGGTCAACTATTTGAATTCAACGATGAGTTTACCAGAGCTCAATTTAGAAACTTACTTGAGCCATTCCTAAGGGATGTTAAAGGTAGACGTGGAGTAACAGACTTTAAAGTAGTTTGTGATACTACAAACAACACGGGACAAGTTATTGATGCTAACAGATTCGTTGCAGATATTTATATCAAGCCAGCCAGATCTATTAACTTCATCAACTTGAACTTTATTGCAACCAGAACCGGAGTCGATTTTTCTGAAATCGCCGGGCTATAATTAGGAGATTACAATGGCTATTTTAGGCGTAGATGATTTTAAATCCAAGCTAGTTGGAGGTGGTGCACGTGCTAATATGTTCAAGGTTACTTGTAACTTTCCTTCATATGCTCAGGGTGACGTTGAACTATCTTCCTTCTTAATTAAAGGCGCTCAAATGCCTTCATCAGTGGTAGCACCTGTTCCTGTATTATTCAGGGGTAGACAACTACAATTAGCTGGTGATAGAACGTTTGAACCATGGACTATTACCATTATCAATGATACTGGTTTCGAAATCCGTAATGCTTTTGAAAGATGGATGAATGGTATTAGCGAGCACAATAACAATACTGGTTTGAGTAATCCTACCGATTACCAATCTGATATGATTATTGAGCAGTTGAACAAGCAGGGCGTTTCAACTAAGCAATACGATTTAAGAGGGTGTTTCCCTACAAACATTAGTGCAATTGATGTAAACTATGATTCTGAGAATACTATTCAGGAATTTACAGTTGAACTTCAAGTGCAGTATTGGGAGTCTGGAACTACTTCTTAGAAGAGGTATAAATAATATTAGAAGAGGGGGGACAGTCCCCCCTCCGATAATATGATGAGGAATATTCAAAATGGCAGAATTTTTTGGCTTTGAGATAAACAGAAAGAAAGGTGGCGCTCCCATAGAGCTTCCTTCGTTTGTCCCTGATACCGATCAAGACGGCGTTGGTGTAATTACTAGCGGTGGCGGTTACACTGGGCAGTACGTTGATATTGATGGTGATAAAGCCAAGAATGAGATAGAGCTTATTTACAAGTATCGTGATATTGCGGCACATCCAGAATGCGATGCAGCCATTGAAGATATTGTCAATGAAGGAATCATTGGTAGTAACTCTTCAGCTCCAGTAGAAGTAGTCCTAGATGAAATGGATGCTTCTGATAAAATTAAAAGTGCTATCAAAGAAGAATTTGATACCGTTGTTAGTCTATTAGGCTTCAATAGTTACGGGCATGATATATTTAGAAAATGGTATGTTGATGGTAGATTACCATATCACATAATCGTAGATCCAAAGAACACTAAAGCGGGTATACAAGAATTAAGATATATTGATCCAACTAAACTCCGTAAGATTAGAGAAGTTACTGAAGATAAAGATCCAGTAACTGGAGCCAATATAATTACTGGTCAAAAAGAATACTTTTTGTTCCAAGATGGTAAAATGCTTGACGCAAGTCAAGGCCTTAAGATCCACCCTGATTCCATAGCTTATGCTACATCAGGTATGTTGGATGCTAATAGAAAACGAATTTTATCGTATCTACATAAGGCAATAAAACCTACAAATCAATTAAGAATGATGGAAGACTCATTGGTAATCTATAGGATATCAAGAGCTCCTGAAAGACGTATCTTTTATATAGACGTTGGTAATTTACCTAAGGGTAAAGCCGAAGAGTATTTGAAAAACATTATGGGTCAGTATAGAAATAAACTGGTCTACGATGCTCAAACCGGAGATATTAAAGATGACCGTAAACATATGTCGATGCTTGAAGACTTCTTCTTACCGCGTAGAGAAGGTGGCAGAGGCACAGAAATTTCGACCCTCCCAGGAGGAGAAAATCTTGGGCAAATCGATGATATCATCTACTTCCAAAAGAAACTTTACAGATCGCTCAACGTTCCAGTTAACCGTTTAGAGCAAGAATCAACGTTTACTTTAGGTAGATCTACAGAGATTACAAGAGACGAAGTTAAGTTTAAGAAGTTTATTGATAGATTAAGAAACAGATTTTCTGATCTGTTTTTACAATTGCTAAAAACTCAGTTATTACTTAAAGGTATTATAACTGATTCAGATTGGCATAAAATGAAAGAAGACATTACCTTTGATTTTATTGAAGACAACCACTTTGCTGAGCTGAAAGAAACTGAAATGACTCAGCAACGGTTTGAAATGCTTAGTCAAATGGATGAATATGTTGGTAAATATGTTTCCCATCAATGGATTCGTACAAACATTTTGAAGCAATCTGAAGATGAGCAAAAAGAGATCCAAAAACAAATTGAAGCAGAGAAAAAATCTGGTGAAATTGAAGATGATGACGATCTTGACATCTAAATTATTATAAATAATATACAAGGGAACAAATAAAATGAGCATTGAAAGTTTAATTGATAACGTTAAAGACGGCAACAACGTAGAAGCTGGTAAGGTATTTAATAGCCTTATGGCTGATAAGATGTCGGCAGCTTTAGAAGCTGAAAAAATTAATGTAGCCTCTAGTTTAATTACTAGAAAATCTTCTCAAGAAGAAGAGTAATAGGAGAAGCGATATGAAGATGATCGCAGAATACCATGACAGCGATCTTACCGTCATAACCGAAAAGGTTGGCGGAAAGAAGAGCATGGTTATCGAAGGCGTGTTTATGCAAGCCGACGCAAAAAACAGAAATGGTAGAATATACGAGAAAAGTATATTAGAAGCTG